TAATCGTCGTAAATAAGACGTTTTTTGTGTTGCTCACGAATGAACAAATGATAACGGCTTTCTCCTACCATAGTAAACATATTATGAATTAATTGGTCGTTAATCCATCCAAGTTTAATATAGTAAGGTTTATAATCAACTACTTCAACTGATTTTAAATCTGCGACCAAAACCTTTCCGCTTGCAACAATATCTGATGGAACAATTACAAGTCCACCAACCTGTGCATAATTATAAAAAACTGCTGACGGGTACATATAATTTCCATTGTTGTCTTTTGCACTAACAAAGTTTGTGAAAAAATCAACAGGGTTTACCAACGCTGCATTTGGCAACTCGGAAACATCATCTGCATAATTCTTTTTAGTATATATACTAACTGATGCCGCATTAATTACGTCCATAAATTGAGGCGTTGTTATCGTTGCTGATAAGGCTCCTGGAATAAATGCCGATGCTTGAACAACAACAAAATCAAGAATATCCTTTACTTTTTTGATGTTATGTTTTTTCAATAAAACCTCTTCTGCAAGAGACATTAGATATGGTATATCTTGCTCAACTTCTTCACTCAATATTTCATGAGCCGCAACCTTTTTAGGCTCTGACCATCTTGTAACCCAAGTAAAACCAACCTCTGGTTTAAGTCCACCCTCAGCAACCACACCTGCGTTTCCAGATGGAACTAACTCCGTATAAGGAAAAGCCGCTAATTTTGTTTTAGTTCTTTTAAACAAATTGTAAACTTGCTCATACTGTTCAATAATAACATCTGGCTTTGAATAACCAACGTTAATTGGTGTTCCAACGTTACTACCGCTGCCTGTTGTAACCGCTTTTGGAACAAACTCAATTACACCTGCACCGCTTTTTCTTATTGTGCTAATTTTTGTCAAATTTTCCACAAAGAATTTTTCAATCTCGTCTGAAAAATTAACTGTTTTTTGAGTTCCCTGAGACTTAATTGACTCAATATCCTCTCCAATCGTTTTAAGTAAACCATTTGATTTGGCTAACTCTGTTTCTACACCTGATAACTTTGTTTCTGTTGCCTCCGCTTTCGTTTTAATATCTTTAACGGAAGTTTCAACATCAACAAATTTATCATCCAATGCTTTTTTCATTTCTAATTCGTTCATCTGATAAAATGTTTTAAATGTTAATAATAATTATAATAATATATTGTGGAAATGCCACTCATAAATAGTGTTTTGCAACGGCTATTTTATGTTTAAAAATTTTTTTAATGCTTTTTCTTTTTCACTCAAAACAGCTATATTACTTTTGTCGCTAATGCTTAACGTAGGAGTCAATTCATTTGAACCTAACAACACACAACTAAATTCTCTTAGGGCAGCCTCTTTAACAACCCAGAAATAACCTAATTCTTCAGCTTTTTCCCTGTTTCCTATCCTATCTATATATTCCGCATAAGTTTTATAAGCGTCTTCATTCTCTTTGTCATCAATAGCAAATTTGAATTTAATATATCTCATAGATACAGAATGTTGATTAATTTTTTTGTCAACATAATCGCTGAAAATAGCATAATTGTATCTTTTTAATATATTTGATTTGACTTTTAATATCTGCGTTTGACCGTCTTTATCAACGCCAAGTTCTCTCCAATCAATAAATTCTTCTGTTACATTTTCAACATCACCTACCCTTGCTGTTAATTCAAATTTATGGTCGTGCAGGTGAAACAATTTGTCTTTTTGTTCTTTAATTGAATTTTTAAATACCCCTATATCGTGAACATCCAAATGACTGTCTAACCATAAATAAGTGTTTGCGACAAAAGTAGCCTTTGCCTCTCCAATTTCGTTTAAGTTGGGGGTGGATTTATCAACTCCGAACAATATTGTTTTTCTATCAAAAGAAATTGGCTCATTCGTGTAAATGGAGTCGGATACTTTTATTGTTTTCTTTTTAAGCTCATAAACATCATCCAAGTTCTCTCTAAAAAACTTGATAGCATCCTCTCTTTTATTTGGAATAATAAACTTACTCATTTTATGATTTTTTTATAAACTTTTTATCGTTAATATACTTATCTTTTTTATCTGTCATCCTTTTAATCATTTTCATTCTTTCTTCTCTTTCTTCTATTCTTTTTATCTCATCTAATGTTTTAAACGTTTTCATTTGAATTGTTTGAATTATTTGAATTGTTATTTAATTTAATTGTTGTGTCAAACTCACACATTTCAAGAGCTAACTCTTCTGGGATACCAACATTTAATAAACTTTGCAATGCTGTTGCTCTGCTTTCTATTGTTTTGTACTTAACTGAATTATGCTCGTGCATAATTGGCATATGGTCGTATGTGCCTACTAACTCTTCTCCATCTCCTAATAATGCGACTGTCAAAGTCTCGCAAAAATCATTTATTTCTGATATATGTACGTTTTGAATATACGAAATCATTGACTCCTTGAAGTTATTATAAGTAGTTTTTTTTGCCTCTAAACTCAATATATCTTTCGGTATGTGAAGTGCTGTATAAATGACGTTACCATCAACCTTAACACTTTCATCCAACCCTAAATCTCTTAACGCTATATGCAAAGACTTCCAATTTATATTTGATGATGTTACTATGCCTCTCCTCCTATTAAATGAAAGTCCATAAAATGAATTGAACTTCTGTTCGACGCTTTCTTTTTCTGTTTTGGTAAACGGTGCTGTGCTATCGCCAGAACCTGTTATCAACTCTTTTCCATTAGTTTTTAAAATAATGTTTTTAGCCGTAAAGCTATCGTTAGCGTTTTTCAAAGTCTGTATTAATCCTGTTATTCTACTCTCGGCATAAAATGGATTGTTGTTATTACCTCTTAAACCACCAACGTTTGGTAAATCGTATAAAAAAACGAGGTCTTTTAATTTTATATTTATATTTTCTCCGTCTTTATCATACAAAACCCTTTGCTCTAATATAGAGTCTTTATCCTTACTAAATATAAGTTTTTTGTCAAACTTAGGAAACTCAATCAAACTATAAACAAGCGGATAAATACTATCTAATTCACCTGTTAAACCCCTTTTTAAATAAAGAACAGAAACTCCCTCTGATATTTTCAAAAACATAGAGGTCATTAATAAGTCTGTTCTATTCATATAGTAATTCGGCTTATTTAACACTCTTAAAATATTGTGGTTTTTTGTTTCTTTGTTTGTGCTTATATCTTTTACTGTAAACTTAGCGTTTGAAAAGACTGAGCTAACAAATAACATGGCGGGAGTCAAAATTGGATGTTTTAAGCAGTAGTTTAAATTTGAAGATGAATTATTATCGAAACCTCCAATTTCACTCGCATAATACCAATTATTACCACTGACATCCTTTTCATGGAATATCTTGTTATATATCTGTTTAAAGCTGTTAGATAATTGGAACATTGCTCTTTCAATAATTGCGGCTAATATACGAAAAATAAAAATAACCTCCTAATTTTTTTTGAAATATCTTAAAAAAATGTTAAAATTTATTTAATTTATATTCCTTTTGTTAAAATATGGGTAATAATATACCTCAGAGCATCCATATAGTGGTCGTCTTTTTTTATTGGTTCATCTGTTGCAAGCCCGTACCTATCTATATTAAACTCATAGCTTTCGTATTCTTGAACAAAATTTGACTCATAAACATAAAAGAAATTGTAGGCTTTCATTGATGCTATTCCATATTGAACAGAATTATTTCCCTTAACTGCCGGAATTGTCAGAATATCAGCGTCATTTAACTCATTTATAAACAATTGTTTCGCTGAGTCCCCAACATTAAACGATGCTCTTGACATTCTCGGCTTAATATAATCTAAACCTAACGACCTAATCCCAGAAGCCTCAACGGCAGGGATATAGCATAATGGCTTAACGTAAAAAGTTTTGTCTCCGTCGAATTTAACTCCAACAATAGCAGTCGGTTTAGTTAAACCAAAATCTGTTCCGTAATACTCTACAAAAGGAAGTGCATTATAATCATCATCTCTTATCAAACCCCATCCCTGATGCACCTTGTTCGGCTTTTCCGCTTTTATTCCAATACAATAAACATTGTATCTGTATAAATTGGCTGTTCCGTTTTTAACATTCTCCCAGCTTTTTATTATATCTGCAATTTTATTTATGTCGTAGTTTTTAATTATTTCTCTTACTGTTTCTATACTTTTTGAACCCGATACTAAGTTAAAATCAGTTTCATTAATAAATTGCTCTTTTAGTAATGGTTTGTAACTGTTTAATTGCCTAACAATGTTAATAGGGCAAAATGAATTTTTTTCATAATTTGAATGTATAAAAACAGTATCTGGACTTCCTCTGTGTTTTTCTAAAAAAAAGTTTTTTGATGGATTATAGTCGCAAAATATAGTCTGCGATGTTCTTTGTGTTATCTGCATATATACCTCTTCACTAAACTCGGACACTTCGTTAAAATATGCTATATCCTGAGTCATACCCAAAACTTTTCCAATTTGGTCAGCACCCTCGAATATAATTCGTGAACCTGTTTTTTTATTAGTATATGTGCCTGTTGTTTTATTTGCAACAAACTCTCGTGTTAGACTATCATCAGACCATAATATTTTATTGAAATCATCCATAACAGTACCTCTACAAGTTACACGAGTATCTCTCCATACAGTTATTTTCAAATTCCTTTTAGTTCTCAATATTAAAACAAAAAGCTGCAATATTGAGTATGTTTTACTACTTCTTGAACCTCCCCACGCCACAATTTGTCTTGGTGATTGCTCTTTATAAACCTCATAAATGTCATCGAAAGCCTCTGTA